CTTCTGCCTTGGGCTCTTCTGCCTTGGGCTCTTCTGCCTTGGGCTCTTCTGCCTTGGGCTCTTCTGCCTTTGCCGGCTTGCGTGTAGCGCGCTTACGAGCAGGCTTCTTAGCAGGAGTATCCTCCCCGGCCTGTTCGGTCTCAACCGGCTTAGTGAAAGACTGTGCCGCAGTACCAACGTTTACCCACAGCGGCGCACCCTTGGATGCTTCCGCCGCAATGCTCAGCGCGTGCTGTACAACTGCCGCCAGAGAGCGGCCTAGTTCCACACCGAGTTCGTCAATCCGTTTCTGGTCCATTTGTTTTCTCCGTTTCTAGTTCTTTGTGGTCGCTGTTGCGGTCACATTTATAACTATAGGTGACCGCGTGTGCGCCCGTCAAGTTGTTCACGTGTGATTTAAGTTACAGTAGCCCCAGCTTCCCTCCAGGCTTTTTCAAATCCTCGATGTACAGCATGTCGTTGTACCCATCTTTAAATTCGTGAACAGCCTCCGCCCATATTTGGTCTATGTACTCCGGCGTGTATTTATCAAAGTCAATGTCCGCCTGCAGTTTGATGGAGAACCGCCGTCCCGAGCCGGGGTCCTTCTCCAACAATTGAGGGTTTGAGGTAATTGCCCATACATCCCAACCACGTCCTCGATACTCGCAGTACCTTTTATCTGATACGTCTAGGGGTGTATTAGCGTACCCCCAGAAGTCCATGATTTGTTTGAATGTCCTGTACTTGCTGAGGTCAAACACAGCAATCCAACTCCGAGATGCATCTTTCGCTACACCTTTTCCGTAGCAAGAAAAATACTTAGTGTACCCGCACCCCATCAGTGAAATCCATCGGCGCATAGAATCTTCGTTGTCACTGTGGAATATCGGCAAGCGGCGTAAATTCCTCCCTGGGTTCAAAACACGCTTCACAGAGACAACAAAAACCTTTCGGGCCAGCTCGTAGTCATAAGCTGTTCCTTCCGCCCCCGGCAAGGCTGTGGCAAACCGGGAAATGCCATCCCATTGAAGACCCTCAAGGTAATCCTTTATGGGGTCAAAGGCCCTCTCTCCTGCGATGTTACTAAGAATACAATCCTGCCGGTATGCAGAGAAGGTACGGAATTGGTACGAGCTTTTGAGGTACTCACGCAAGCCGGTTGTACTTATCTTGCGTGTGTCCACCTCAGGTATTTCCCCGTCGGTTATGTGGTACTGTTTGGGCTTCTCAACGAAGTACAACCCCCGAGTACAAAAGCCCAATGTTTTCAGGAATGGGTCATTATCAGCAACCTTAAACCAGTTGCGAATCGTGTCTGTAGGTACGCCGTGCTTGTCGAATTCCAAATACTCTGTCCAGGACATAGCGCAGTTCGATTCTTGTGTCATGTTCAATCCGCCTAACTGTCCAATTTGTCGTGGTTTACGAAATACAAGAACTGTTTACCTTGATTTGGCACGCGAACCTTAGTCTCTGACCGGGTGAGGACACCTCGCCTCACTAGGGCTTGCAGAGAGTCTTTAACTCGGCTCTGGTCCCGCAGAGTGAAGTCGGCAAGGGGCTGCCCTTCCACCTCCACCCAGACTTCCTTAGGTGTGATGAAGTCTCGTTCTTTATTGCCTGTTGAGCGGATAATATCTACGTTCCACTGTCCAATAATGCTACGGATAGTCTCTGGTTTCTTCTCATGCCAGTCCGCAGTGATAGGGAGTCGGAGATGTTCAGCGATAGACTCGGTCAAAGCGTCGCTGTGGATGTGTGCCTCACGTGCCGAGCGTGCAAGTTCTCGCTCGTAGCTATTGAGCATATGAGACTCCCCCATGAGATACGCATGCACGGCTTCAGCCCATATCTGGTCTACGTACTCCGGCGTGAGCAAATCAAAGTCACGTTGGCGAACGCACTCAACCATGAGGAAGCGCCGATTACCATCACGTTCGCGCAGCAATTCCATGTCGTTTGTGGAACCCCATACCACCCACCGACGAAGGCGTGTCTCCGGCTCGACAGCGTAAGGCGCGCGGTAAGTGTCCGACGTTTGGGTGAGAAAGCTCTTTAACCGGTTGAAATCAGACTTAGAGACAACCTCAGACTCTTCCGCCATAGCTATCCACGTTTCGTTAAGAATCTGAACCGTGTCCTTGGACTCTAAGCTCTGGAACTCGACAAAGAAGCCTTTAGACATCTCTTCAATCCAGCTGGACTTTCCGACACCCTCAGGACCGACAAGAATCAGAGCCTCGTCCACCTTCACCCCCGGCTCGAAGGCGCGCGCTACCGCCGCGATAAGGACCTTACGCGCTACCATGCGATTGTATTCAGTGTCCTCCACGCCGGGGAGGCAGGTATCCATTCGTTTGTTACCGTCCCATCGCAGAGACTCTAGGTACACTTTCACCGGGTCGAAACTGCGCACAGCGCGACGCTCGACAAAAACCTGGTCTAAGCGCTCCGGGGGTATCTTCAGGCCGTAGACAGTTTCATAGCGGTTACGGAGGAGCTTCTTTTGGTTGTCTGCGAGCTTAAGAGACTTTTTCGTTTTATCCTTCGGCCAGTTAAGAGGGTCTGCATCCGTGAAGTACTCGCCTCGCTCGCACCACCCGACACTCTTCATTTGCGGGTCGTTATCGAAAATCAACGTCAGGTTACGAAGTGAATCAACGAATTTACCCGTCTTCCTGTCTACCTCCAGCTGGGATACCCATTGCGTGTGGTCTATCTCTTCGGTTGTCAGTACTTCGACGGAAGTGTGTGTCTCACGTGCCGGGGATGTTTTCTCTGTGTTGTCCGACTCGGTGCCAGAGCGCAGGTTATTAGCCACATCCGCATAGGTTTGAGCGGTGGAACGCTTGGTGAAGCCTTCGTGTTTATCTAGGAAATCCCGGCAAGCGGTGTACGACGGCGCGCGGTTTACGGGGCCTTTATAGTCTTCATCTAAGTGCCCGAACTTGTGGATGCGTACGAGGTCAAAGGCGTTCTGTGCGTATCCAGAAGCGGGGTCATGCGCGTGCCAAGAGTAGTAATAGCCGGGGTTTTCTTCTATCTCCCTCATTCCGGGGGTAGCTGATGCAGACGAGCCGGTGTAACGGTACCGCCCTGTAGCTCCGTCGTATTCGTAAGGCAGCTCGAAAGTCGCTATCAATTCGTCTAGGTCTGGATACGCCCGGTTGAATTGCCCGACAATTCCGGGGGCATCCTCAGGAGCGACACGGCGCTGTACACGAGCTAAAGGTACCACCGCTTCCCCACCGTTAGCATCTGCGAGCCATTGTGCCCCGTCTGCTAGATTGCCTTCATGCACCCCGAAGTCGTAGCTAAAGGGGTCTTTGCAGGCCGGAGTGAACATAATCTGTGCGGGCTTAGCACTGGCAACGTCTATCGAAGCGTTCGGGGTAGAAGCGATAATTTGTCGAACCAAGTCCCCGTACTGCCCCGGCGTGACCGGCTCGGCCAGAGGGACTAGAAAGCGATAGGAAGGCTTTTCTTCGCTGTGGCTATACGTTGTATGCCAGAGGTAGTAAAAGTTGCTGAGAAAGCCGCACAGCGCCTCGAAGCCACCTTCTAGCGCTCCATCTAGGTCAAGGGTGATGACAGAACGGCTGATAACGTTCACGCTTTTGCGGTAGTGGTCTTTCAGCTCGCCAGGTAGGTAAGACTTTTCGTTTTTCTTCGCGCCGGGGGTCTCTAGCATCTTTGCTATGTCACCGAGCGTAAGAATTTCGCCGTAGGTTTGGGGGCGGGTGCCTTCTGAGAACTCGAAAGGGAAAGTTTTTTCTTGGGTCGCCATTGGACCACCTTTCTGATAGTATTATTGCAAGTTGGTATTCACAGCTTACCACCCACTCCCGGGGGTGAGCAAGTGAGCAGACCCCCGGTTCCCTTTCTGGCCGGGGGTTTTGTTTTGCCTTCATAGCAGATATGGTGTTAATCACTTTACCCTAGACAAACAATACTAAATGTGGTATCACGCGGGCGCGCATATATGTATATAATACTTATCTATTTTAGGTAACAAAATGGGTTGTTCCTTGATTTTCCGGGGTAATTTAGGGCAACATCATGGGTTTAATTAGGGCAACATGTTTCCCTATTAGGGCAACATCATGGATTTTTGTGATGGGGGACACACGATGTTGCCCTAATTCATCCAAAACCATGGATTTTAGTGGGCTGCATCACATTTAGTCATTTTGTTTCCCTAATTTTCCGATGTGTTGCCCTAAATTACGATGTTCAAATCAGGCTACATCCCTTTATTTACGCGGAATTGTTGCCTAACACTATTTCTAGAGAGGTGAAACGCTACCCCCGAGTTGGCCAAACACTGTTCAGTGAATACCTGTGGCACAAATCACATCTCAGATGACCCTGGATACCCCGGCACGCGGCGGTTCAATTTACCCCTATTTTGCTACCGCTCGCTTCGCTCGCTCTCGCCGGGGGCTTCGCCCCGCTACCGCATCAATTCATCTCTGAGTGCATCACATATCCACCTGCATAGCCTGTGTACCGCCCTCTGCAGGAGGACAAAGAAATACCCCCGGCTCGGTGCCTAAACACCAAACCGGGGGTACCCCTATATCCATGAAACCCAACAGCAGGGCTTACACATTTTACACACTTTCCTCTTTCAAGTAGTCCAGCAACCTTTGCTGAGCATCAACCTTACCCGTCAAGGACTCATACACGTGCTCGTCAATAGAATCCTCCGCCATAATCATGTGAATGTTTACAGGGTATTCCTGACCGCTACGCGCGAGCCTCTTGTTCGACTGCAGCCAAGCCTCCGAAGACCACGGCAAGGACAGCCACACGGCGGTGTTCCCGCCCTTCTGTAAGTTCAAGCCGTGGCCGATAGAGTCAGGGTGCGCGGCAAGGATAGGAATACCCCCCGCGTTCCAGCGCTCAACGAAGTCTTTCTCTTGGACGGTGTGTACATCCGACCTGAAGCGTTTCTTGAGTTCTTCTAGCTCGGCTTGGAACCTATAGAACACAAGCACGCCGCCACCGTTCACACCCTCCACGATGTCTTCCAGCTTATCCATCTTGACCTTGTGCAACACATCCCACCTGCGCGGGCCATCCTCCCCAGCCCCCGGCAAGGCATCATGGTAGAGGAACCCAGCCGTGATTTGTGCGAGCTTACCAGAGACGACGGCGGCGTTAGCTGCGGTGATTTCTTCGCCGCTCTCCAGCAACCTAAGCACCAAGTCTTTCTTCAACGTCTCATACTGCTTACGCACCTTACCCGGCAAGGAAACCTTCTGCGGTACGAACGTGACCGGCGGGAGCTTCACACGCCCGTCCGTTCCCTGTACCAACACCCGCCCGCTGATAGCATCATAGATGTCGGTCTCAGTCATAGCCCCGGCACGTGGTAACCACTTCGTGACAATGCCATTAGGCAATTGCCCCGCCGCGTAGAAGTACTTGCGCCGGTATTCGCTGAGCGTCCGGCCTAGAGACTCGCCGTTATCAAGCAGGTACATCTGCGCCCACAGGTCAATCAGCGACTTAGGTGTGGGAGTACCCGTGAGGCCCCAGACGTTCTTCGCGCGGGAAACAATATCCTGCGCGCCCTTCCAGCGCTTAGTACCCCTGTTCTTGTACCCCGAAAGCTCGTCGATTATCACCGTCTTGAAGCCGCCCGTCATGGCGCGCGCCCTTACGTCGTCCTGATTATCACGGCTTACCACCGTGAGGTCACTACGCACCCCGGCAAGGGACATGCGCTTATCCTTCGTACCCTTCACGACCGTTATCGACAGGTCGGGTCGCCAGATGTCACGCTCGGTCTTCCACACGTGCTCGGCTACGCGCTTGGGCGCAATAATAAGAGCGGGTAAGTGTTCCTCGGTCAGAGCAGACAAACATGTCGCGGTCTTACCCAGACCCATGTCTAGGAACAGAGCCTTGCCGCCATCCCCGGCACGGAGGAACTGCATGGCCTCTATCTGGTAATCGCGTAAAGAGAAGCCCATCTCGAGAGCTGATTTCGTCATCCCGAACACCTTCAACCTTTCATAACTAACTGCATCATCACTACGCACTTACGCACTAGCCCCCGGCGCGGGATCCGGTACAAACGCACCCTTCACCCCGGCTCGCCGTCCGGTGCCGCCCGTACCAGTACCCCCGGCTAGACGGGAGAGCCGCCCCCTACGCCGCCTCAGGTAGTACGCCAGACCAGCGTCTTCAACGACGTTGCCCCCAACACCATCTTCACCATCCCCTAAGTTAAAGGGTGTGTAGATGCTCAGCGCGACACGTGGTTCCCTCTTGGGGTTCGCCTCTTCTTCCTTCCGCCTAGCCGCCAACTCAGCACGTTTCTCTTCCAACTCTCGGAGGTGGGTCTCTAAGTAGTTCGCCTGTATGAGGGCTATGCCCCCCGGCGTGCCTGTGTCATACCCAGACCTCTGTACTCGAAGCCGCCCTAACGCGTCACGCCTGTTTCGCTCGCGGTCGGCATCAATCTTGGGTTTGGTTACTGTTGCGTACCGGCGAGCATCCCTGTCCCTCTTGCGTAGTCGTGCGCCGCAGGTTCGACACTCGTAGGGGTCTTCCATCCCATAAGGGCGACCGCATTCTTTGCAGGGCTTACGATTCTTTCCTGTTGATTTCGTCATTGCCTATCCCACCGTCTCATTTTCTAGCTCAGACTCGCGCTCGCGAATCCACATCTTGACTTCATTCACCCCGGCAAGAACAACAATGTTATGTCCGCCTCGGGAGATTTTCTTATGCACAACTCTCTGTCTAGGGGATACCACCCCGCCACGGGCGCGCTTGAGTTCAACGAACCACACAGCGCCGCCGGGTAGGAGCACTACCCTATCGGGTATTCCGACTTCGGTAGGAGCCATTTTCCAGGTGACCCATCCTCGGGTGATAACCTGCCGTCTAAAGTAGGCTTCGACGGCTTTTTCAGAGTCATTGTTCATACCTAAAGTGTACGCGGACGCGGTCATGTTGTCAAATTATCAAACTTTAAATACATTTCTAAAAGCAATAAAATGAAAAGCATCATTTCCCCCGGCACGACGCACTACCCTTTCCACCTCCCCCGGCACGACGCACTACCCTTTCCACCTCCCCCGGCGTGTGCTACACTTGAAGTATTCCCTTGAGTGTTGATTCATTCGGGAGCCTTTCATAACTACATATTACACACTGCATCAGCGCATAACACAGTGGAAAAGCCCCTAGCCTTCCGTTTCAGCTAGGGGCTTTTCTAGTACCCATCCGCAACACCCCGGCGTGTCGCCACCACAACATCCCGCCAAACATCCACGTCACGCGGTATACTGATACCGTTTCGAAACAACTACAGACAGGAGACCCCGGCATGACCGGTATTCACATTTTCGACCAGGTAATAAATAACCTCATTTTCTTCCAGCAGAACGGTTACTGGCTGGCACACAGCCTCTTCTAAATAATGTATACTGATAACACCCGCTCTTAGAGGTGTCACAGTTCTCATGCAGAAATCCCATACCCCCGCCACGTGGAGTATGGGATTTCTTATAACGAAAGGTATTTCACTAATGACCGCTCTCTCCATGCTTCTAGGACCGGTATATTTTTACATGGACTTCTTCAACCGATTCGGTTATTTCCCCGGCTAGACATCAGGCGAACAAGATAGGGGAACTCCCGGCACGGTGTGCTACACTAAGTAGCGAAGAGAATCATATCCCTGTCTTCATTATCGGTGTTTGCACAAGAAAACCCCGGCACTCAACTAAGAGCGCCGGGGTTTTCTTTACCCGCCTATAAGCCTTTGAACTCGAAGCCGAATATGTCGTTGAGGGTTTTGTTCCGGGAAAACACCCCACGGTCGCGAAGCTCCCCCGTCAAGTATTCAAACCCGGCTAGTACCGTTCTACCCTCGACGTTCGCCATAGCTGCGGGTATCTCTGTGCCAGCTGGGGACATCTCGCGGAACCTATTAATATTAATCCCTACAGTCTTCCCGTTATCATCCGAAGGTAGGGCGTACAGGAACCCCCACACCAGGCACAGGAGCAAAGTATCGGCTACGGTGTCACACCGACCACTCGGCACGTACATATCAACGCCGAAGTGTGGATTATCGTAGAAGCGACCCCCGTCAGATTCTTCACTGGCACCGTTGAGGTTACGGAGTGCGTGGAATGAGTCAGTACCTTCAATGGCGCACCACATACCGTTTATATCAATGGTGTAACGCGTCTCGCTCGCCGGCTTATATGCAAGAGTACAGTGTGAAGCCTCAGGGGTGACAGATATGTTACCCCCACCAGACACCTTTACCTCTATGCCTTCTTCCCCGGCATGAAAACCATGCACCCAAGGGTCACCGCGCAAGCCACCGGATACGGTGAACACATAGGTTTCGTTCTTAGCAACCCCCGGCGCGAGCGCGTCGTATACCTTTTCGGTCAACTTGCGAAGCCCGTCTGGTATAAGCTCTTCTCCCATTATTAACACATCCTTTCAGTACACCTTATCTCGCAAACTTACTTGTCCGAAAGCCCGGTTATCTTTTCTGACAGCGACCGGAACGCTTTCCAGTCGATACCGGCGCTGATGCTTCCTTTCTCGCGGGGAACTATCCCCCCGGCTAGGGAGCGCACCGCCTCCCCGGCACGTAGCATAGCCGCGTCGCGTTGCGCTTTGGCTTTCTCGTAAGTCTCGGCGCTCGTCTTCATGCGGTGGTGGTGGGCGCACAATGAAGCTAAGTTATCTAAGTCGTCACTGTGCCCCTTCACGTGGTCTACGTCGGTAGCCCGGCTCGTGCACCGCTCGTTGGTGTTCCCGTCAAGGGCGGTGCACCTGAATCCGTCACGCTTGAGCACGGCTAGGCGTATCTGCTTCCAGCGCGGCGACTGACGGTAGGTTAGCCCGCTCTTACGTTTCCATCCGGTACGTTTGCTCATGGTTTTACGCTCCAAATATCAATCTTTACTAATATCTAGGACGACCCGGGCTAGGTTTAAGCGGGCTTCCATGTCTACGAGTGAGTTGGCAGACTCAAACTCATATCCGACAGTCATGTTGTCAGCCCTACCAATGCCCAGCTTGATAATGGGTATGCCCGCCGGGGATAACCCCGCCACGATAACAACACCAGCCCCCGGCTTGAGTCGTTTCTGAATGAATTTCAGAACGTCGTTTGAGAAGGCTATGGTTTCTTCCTTTGATGGGCAGATGCCTACCTTTTGTTTCTTGTCCTTCTTCTTGTCCTTCTTCTTGTCCTTCTTCCTGTCCTTCTTAGTAGCCCCGCCTTTCGTTCCGTTGAATATCCTGCTAGGGTCGGGTCCGGTGAGGTTGCTTAGGCCCCGTGTAAAGTTGTCCATATCATCTCCCATTACTTTTTTCGTCCGGGTGCGCAATACGGGTTGTTCTGCACCCATTCGTAAACATCTGCTAGTCGCCATACGGGTGTTGCTTTTCCTTCGTATCCCCCCGGCACGTAGAAGGCGGGTTTAACAAAGGCTCCTCGCCGAATACGCATGACAATATTCGACCTCGGGTGTGGTACCGCCCGTATGACCCCCGGCAAGGTAGTGAAACCACCTAAGGTATCACCTTGCAAAACACTAAATTCCAGTCGCTTCACTACATATCACCGCCTTCCACAAGTACCAGGTGATGTCCGTTACTGCGAGCGTCCGATACAGCGAGCGCGTGCACGCTTTGGCGTACCTGCTCCCAGCTCTTGAAGAGGGGAACACCCCCGCCCAGAACTCCGGAGCCTATACTGTCTGCGATAACGAAGCTCAGCGCGTCATGGCGTTTCACATCACTATGCGGGGCGCTCTGTTCATACTTGACGGAAGAACCCCCTATGAACCTGCCAGCCCGGTTATCTCTAATGAGACAGGTCAGGATACCGCCACGGTCTCCCACGGCGTAATGCTCGAAGTTCACGCTGTAGTGGGCACGGGACTTTGGTTCTTTAGGTGGCTGTAGTACTTTTGTTAGGTCTACCATTCCGGTTACCTTTCTTCTTAGGTGACTAGCGCGTGCCAGCCCGGTTATCTAGATTTTCTTTGCGTACCCCCGGCACGGGTGCGGGACGGCGGTTCATCATCTCGTCTCGCGCCCGCTTCTGCTGTGCCAGTCGGTTGTAGTAGTCTTCTTCCAACACCGTAATGCGTTGTTGGAGTTGAATGTACATGCGGTATAGGTCTTCGTGCCCAGTGGACGGTAACACCTCGTGGTACACATCCCCCGCGTGGTAGTTGCACCGCGCCTTATCCCGGCGTGCAGAGCGCTTAGCATACAACGCTATAGCCCCCGTCAGTATCAGCAGGAACGAAGCCCCGGCTAGAAGTAGTGCGTTGATAACGTGTGCGGTCATGATGCTTGCTCGCTTTCAGGTACGTTCGGCACGAAGATGGTGTACCCACCACCCCTTAGTACATGGCGGGTGGGAATCCTAACACCGGCATACGATTCTGTATACAGCTCACCCATTTTTACTGCACCCCCGGCGTGTATGCCGTGCGGGTACCACTTGAAGCTAAACCAATTGTTTTGCAATTCCGGGTGTGAGAAGCCAGAGGGCATGTCAAAGTAATCAGATTGATACACGGGGTACCGGGTACCCTTTTCATCTAACCCGAAAATTTCAAACTTTGACCGGATACCTTTCAACGGTACCCGCTCTGTGTACATCTGTAGGTACACATCACACCCGTCAGGTTTGAAATCAAGTGCTTTATCAAGCTCTTTACCGACCTCTTGTTGTACGTAGTAGGGCAATGTCAAGGGGGTAACTTTGTGGTCTTTGAGTACCTGTTTGTACTCTTCATATTCCGCGAAAACACGGATGTTACGTGATTCAGTAGCTTCGTAAAACCAGTTATTCATGTTGTATCCCTTCCTAAAAGACGAATATCATACGCTGGTCTGCCAGTGCGGCGGTTGGTAGTGACGTGCGTATAACAGAGCAATACTGTGTAAACGGGTCGAACAACTCGAACAACTCGAACACCCTATCTGAGTCCACCTGTAGGCGCTCGCGGTACTTCTCTAACCGTTCCTGCCTATAAAGGTGGTGTTCCAGGTCTTTCCCCGCGCCCTCAAGACGTATCAAGAGGGCTTCAAGGGCTTTCCAAATATCTTTACTCACCGCTACCTCGCATGAGCTGATAAGCGGCGTAACCCCCAGCTAGGAACAGCCCTAGAGTAGCCCCGTTACCAGAGCCGCCAGTGAGTACCACGGCGGTACCGAAAGCCCCGGCTAGTACCAGAGCACCGGCGGTAGTGAATGCACGAATTTTCTTAGACATTTCTAATTCCTTTCTATCCGGCGAATACGTAAACGCCGTTGCCGTACACATCAGGGCAGAAGCGCCACCCAGGGGCTTCCAGTTCTTCACGTAGAAACTTGAGGTCTTCGTTTGTAGTGGCTTTAGTGCTACTGGGGTACCGTGCACGGTGGATAGGTTCCAAGCATTGCGTTTCGCTCTCAAACCAATCCTGAAATTCATTGAATGTTATGAGCATGATACGTGTGCTGTGCACTAAACCGGTTAGAAACCCGGTACGGTCTCCATACGCGAGTAGGGCACGCGCCATATTTTCCGGGTCATATTCAAAACCCAGAACCCCGGCTAGTAGCGCCCGCTTGACGTTCGCCCTAAGGTCTTTGTGTAGCATGCTGCCGGTTATCTCTTCGTAGCCGTTTGCAAAGAGGTCTAGCGCCCTATGTATGGAGGTCATGATTAATCCTTTATGTGGTGCCCTGGCGCGGTGTACATGTCACACCGGGGAGGTTTAGTTAGTAGTGGTTACTCGCAGTAGGGTTTTCCGAACCAGCACCATGCGGCGGCGATACCCCGACAATGCTTTTGGTTCAGCCAATAAGGAACCCACGGGTCCACCCCCCGCAAGCGTGTGCACTGAGTATTAGTGAGGGGTTGTCTAGGTGCGGCATCCGCCGGTACGATAGGTGCCAGTGTTGAGAACGCTACCGCAACAGCGGCGGCAGGTGCAATGAGCTTCTTCATGGTTAGTTTCCTTCCATCAGGTTTGTTACTTGGTTGTAAAGTTTGTCGATAGCCCCCGGCATGTCGCCGTCGTGGTATCCATCCCGCATGTCGCGTATCTGCTCATACAGGGGTTCAAGATGGCTAACGGTTTCAGTCTCTTCCAGTGCGTTCGCTTCAATCTCGTTTGCGAGTTGTACGCCCGCATCCGAAAGAGCATCGGCAACTTTGGTGTAGTGTGGTGCCAGTTCTCGAAGGACTTCTAGCGCCGCTTCTAGCCTAATCTCAGCCGGTTCTTCTGACCGTTCTAGCTCTTTCAGCGCCTCTTCAGGACTCAAGTAGCACAGGTCTACACCGCCGTCGATTAGCTCGCTGGCATCCAGGTTCAGAATCTCACACCCGGCTTGCCCGTGAGTCTTGAGAACGTCCACGGCACGGTCTGCTATTGAGTCGCCCTCTACACCTTTGACAATGAACAGAAATTCAGTTCGGTCACCGTAGCCTTTGATGCTGTGGGTACGCGAGTCCTTCGCGTCGTACACCACACCACCATTGAAGGTTAGTTGATTATCCCGTGCTACCAAGCGGCGGAAAAATTCATGTTGCACTGCCTTGACCCAAGCCGTAGCTGTGTCATTCGTGCCTTTCAGTTCCGGGTCATCCAGTTTGTACTTGCCCTCTGCGGTTGTGATACGATCTGCCATAACGACGGGAAAGTTGTGTTGTCGGTATTGACCGGGGCGTTTCCCGTTCTCTTTGGTGACGCTCATACGGGCTCGCCCGGTTTGGTGATTGACACCTAATAAAACGCTGTATTGTGACATGCCTATAGACCTTTCTTATGCGCTGAATATGAAGAATGTAGTGCCATCTAGTAAAGGTGCGAATACCCAGCCTTCATATTCAAGATGCCTCTTGTATTTCTCGAAGGAGGTAAACAAAGCCACGTATGACCCTAGTGCTTCCTCTGTTATACCAATCTCTTCTAGGTACTTATCAGCTAGGTATTCGTCTAGGCCGTCTACCTCACCTACGAAATTGAGCAAAAGGGTTTTTAGGTCTTCCACATTATCTAGCGCACGCTCCATGTCGCCGGTGTAATCACCCCATGCCGTAAGCGCGTCTTTAGCGAAGTCTGCATCAACACCTAAGGAGATTTCCCCAAACTTAAAGGCTTCTACAAGGTTCCGCCGTTGCTGTTCGGTCAGTTCCTCACCGTAAAGGTTCTCAAAGCCGTCTACTGCATTAAGAATGTATTGAGAGGTTTCCATTTGTCTAAGTTCCTTTCTGGTTATGCCAGTGCCCGGCGGTTGCGAGCGATAATGTCGGTTGTGTCTGCTTCCAGAGCCTCCACCACGTCTTTACCTGGCTTGGTAGCCCGGTTACCTTTAGGCTCTGTCGCTACCTGCATGAGGGGCAGGAACACCAGAAGCCCGGCTAGACAAGCCCCGATACCCCATGCCAGGGTTTCGGCTAGTAATGTGTACTGGTACGCGAAGGCGAACCCGGTAGCAAGTACGGCTACCCAAAGCCCGGCTAGGGTTGCGATAGTTTTCAAGTGTTTCATATCGGTTCCTTTCGGCGGTTTCCGGTTATCTAGTGCCCGCCCGGGGAATCGAACCCCGGCATGTACCATAACGGGCAACCGCTTATCGGTGATGATGTGCGGTGATTATCTGTTGAGTGAATCCCGGTTGAAGGTTAGTCGATATCAAGCCCGGCGCTCTTAAACGCCTCAAGTACACGCCCGCTCGCATCCCCGCCTAGCAAGTCAGCGTCGAATATGCTGTAACCGCCGCCGGTGCTGAAATTGTGGGTGACTTTCCGGTCTGAATGCCGGTAATTACGCATGTAAGTTTTGAGCTCATCTAATCCGAGGTCTTCATAGACCGCGTTTAGCCGGTCATACTGCAAATCTAGGATAGCCCAGCGGCGAAGGCCTGAGTACGGGTTTTCCGAGAGCCTGAAGATGCTTAGGTTCTTGATGCGGTGCTTTTCGAGAAGCCCGGCTAGAGTGCCGTTATTCGATGCTTCGATGATGGTTTCTTTTGCTGATTTAGCCATTGTTCTCATGACCTTTCTGTTCCGTTCCGTAGTGTGGTTGAGGTTCCCCGGTACCGGGTAATCCCGTGCGTACCCCGGGAATTGCACCCGGCTAGAAGGCTAACCCTTTGTACGCGGCAGGTCTACATACCTGCAATTTTCATGAGTGGGTTGAGCAGATTTGTTACCCATGCGATAGGGCTTTCATGCGCATATGTTGCCCATGAAGTCATATATGCTACCCACGTCATGACGTAATCAGTTGTCATTGTTCACAGTCCTCTATTTGTTTATCAAAGAGCAATTCGTTTTGTTGTTGGTATCAACTCTACATTCTTTGTGATGATTTGTCAAATCTTCTTTCTGGTCTAGTCATCCACGTTTTACCGTGCTTTTCACCTCACGCTTTAGCGGTATTGGCTACTCTCCCCAGAGCCTCTAGAAGCTCTTGGTAACCCTTGGGCTACCTGACTCTCTATCACTATTTCGTTTTGTTGATATATCCATAATGCACTATTGTTTGATAATTTGTCAAACGTAAACGGTATGAGTTGAGTCACATCATATGTGGGTACGTGTATGTGGGTACGTGTATGTGGGTACGTGTATGAGGGTACGTGTATGTGGGTACGTGAATGTACATAGGTACACGCGTGTGTGCGTGTGTGCGTGTGTGCGTGTGTGCGTGTGTGCGTGTGTGCGTGTGTACATCATTGCATGATGCGAGTCAAGTCATCATCGTTGTTTGCGCGTGTATGTGTATGCATACATATACGTGTGATTGCATTACTATGCATAGCCATACCTCCCCCATCGAACATGTGTTCTAACCAGGGGGAGGGGCTGTACCCCCGTCCGATTTACCCCCTCCGCCGGGTTCTGTCGCTCGGGCCGTGAACCATCTCGAAAAGTACGGCCTTCGAAAATGCGTTCGAACATTGCGAGCGCACACGCGGTCATAAGTATTCACCTGTACACGTGTGAGGAAAATCATACAAAATAATTTTTTTTTTCCCCTCAGCACGACACCATACCCCGGCAAGCAACGCCGCGCGCCGTGACTACAGCCCTCCGTGAGTGACCCTGTATACTGGGGGAGAAGCGCCGCAACTTAAGGCATATTGGGTCTTAAATAAATTTAATACCAGGAGAGCCTATGGAACATAAACTCGAAGCAGTTGATGGTTATCGAAAATGTCTTCGATGCCACAAACCTGTTCTTGAGTATAGCGCAGTCCCCGCGCCTCGAAGGTATTGCTCGAAGTCGTGCGGGTTGGCTCACCGCCGACACAAGCAGCATATCCGGCGCACCCTACGGAAACTGAAAGCTATACCCCCAGAAGAGCTAAAGCCTATCCAACGTATGCGCCTGAAGCGGTATACGAAAGAGGTCGCTGACTGGGAGTCACTGAACACAAAGGAGAATATCTATGCCCGGCAAGGGGAATAACAAGAGCGCCCGCAGTAAGCGCGGACAATATGAGGTAGTCCAGGCCACGCCTATGGAGTACCACCCGATTTCACAGCCTGAGCTGCCGGACTATTTCGAGTGGCACGCCTTCACCCTAGAGTTCTGGGACTCTCTCAAGGAACATCCGACCCTGCAGAACCTAACGAAGACCCAATGGAACTTCTTCATCCTCACCGTCATGATGCCTATCGAAGAGGCGGCCCGTAAATTCGAGAGCGGAGTCTCCACACTCCGTTCTGTTGAGGTGGCTGTGTCCAGCGCTCGCGAGTACATCCTGACCCCGAAGTCTATCGCAGGGGCTAAGATTGAGCTTCTAACAGCCGAAGAGCTGCAGCGCCGATTGACCGAGAGCTCCCGGCAAGCCCCCACCCCCCGGCAAGTACAGGGGAATGCTACCTATGAGGAACTTCGACTAGAGGCGTAACCAACAATGATTGATGCATTCGCTAACGCGCCGGTGCGCGCTGGCTTCAAGCCGCGATACAAGGGGGAGGTACCTACGCTTGGGTACATCGCTCTTGAGTGGATGGAGACTTATCTATCCCGCCCCACTGTCACATGGGACGAGCCGTTTCGCCCTACCCGCGAGCAGGCAGAGTTCATCCTCAAGTGGTACCGAATTGACCCCGTCACGGGAGAGCGGATATACCGGCGCGGTGTTATACAGCGTCCAAAGGGATGGGGGAAATCGCCATTCCTCGCATCAATCGCGGCATTTGAAGCCCTCGGCCCGTGCAGGTTCGCCGGATGGGATGCCGAAGGCCGCCCTGTCGGCCTGCCCTGGAACGCAGAGCGAAAGGTAGAGATTACCTTGCTGGCTGTCTCAGAGGAGCAGACCCGTAACGCCTTCGAGCCTATGAAGGAGATGATGTCTTCAGAGCATCTGCTGTGGGAGTACCCCGGCGTGGAGGTCATGGAGACACGCATTCTATTACCCTTCAACGGGCTTATCGCCCCGCGCACATCCTCGGCGCGCTCGCTTGAAGGTAAGCCGCAGCTGTTCACCATCGCCGACCAGACGGAGACGTGGGTACCATCTAACGGAGGAGACCGCCTCGGAGCGGTAGCGAAACGTAACCTCTCGAAGGTGGACGGTACTCTACTCGAAGCGCCGAACGCATTCGTACCCGGACTGGGCTCGTTCGCAGAGCAGACCTGGGATGCGTGGCAGAAGGGTATGGCAGGCGAGTCTTTCAGGAACAACATCCTGTACGACACACGTGACTGGGGAGACCCCGACCTCTCAGACCCGTCAAGCATCATCGACGGTCTAGAGCACGCTTACGGGGATTCGCTCAAGTCACATACGGGATGCAAGATACACACCCCGCCTTGTGGCACTGATGGGTCGCCGTACCCATCGGGATGGGTGAACATCAACGGTGTTCTGGATGACGTGTTCGACCCCGCCACGACGCTTTCGGACGCGGCTCGGTACTTTGGCAACAAGCCTCACGCCTCAGCAGATGCGTTCATACCCTATGACATCCTGCAAGCTACGACGCACGAGAACCTGGAATCCTCAGGGATTGACCCCATCACCCAGCAAGACATGATTGTGGTGGGCTTCGATGGTTCATGGGGACGCTCGCGCGGCGTTACTGACGCTACGGCGATTGTTGCCATGCGAGTATCCGACGGCCTGGCGTGGGCGGTGCGAGTTTGGGAGCAACCGGACGACGAGTCAGGCCGAGGGTGGGAGCCACCCCGTGCTGAGATTGACGACGTGATGCGTCGGTTCATTCAGGACTTCAACGTGGTAGATGGGCTGTTCGACCCCGCCGGGTGGGAGTCCTTAGCAGCTGAGTGGGAGTCGTTGATTCACGCGAAGCGAGCATCATCCAAGCGCGGCACGAAGTACGGCTTTGGGTCTATGCTCTGGCGAGGAAACCAGTTGAACAAGGTTGCAGAGGCTACGCGCTCGCTGCGTGTGGCGCTGTACGAGCGAGAGGTGAAGCTCACTGGCCCCGGCGTGTTGATGCGTCACCTTACCAATGCCATGTACCGCGAGACCCGTGCAGGTAAGATTATGTATAAGGAAAGCCCCTCCTCGGCACGCAAGATTGACGCGGCATACGCCTTGATGCTGGCGTATCAATCAAAGTTGCGGGTCAGTGCGAAGGGGCATACGATAGCCCCGGCACGGGAGTCCGCCGCACCTATGCGATTGAGGTAATGATTTGGAAATTCAGCCGTTTGAAGAAGATGAAGCGTACATCAACTACCTGTACGGGCAGTTGAGCCGCCGACGTAAGCACATCAAAGACATGAACAGTTGGTACTCGGGGCGCGCCCCGATTCCCCTGCCGGATAACTCGGGTTCTAGCGCAGATGTACAGAGGGCTTGGCATAACCTCCAGAAGAAAGCTCGCGTGAACGCGGCATGTCTTCTGGTGGACTCGCGCTTGCCCCGCATTGGTGTACACAGCGTACAGTCGGCAGTCGATGCCTCCGCAGATGGAGACGACGAGATAGAGGCATTCATCCAGGAGTCGGACTTCAAGCTAAAGCTGACTGACGCTCTGCGTGATACCCTCACCTCCGGCAAGGGGTACCTTGCTCTTACTGAGGAAGGTCTGATGCATCTCTCACCGTCTCATACGTTCTGCGACCGGGATGCGGCGGGTAACACCGTAGCGGCAATAGCCATGTACGTATCCTCTGACCGCAAGCACCGCATCATGCTCTTCGCCCGCCCAGGGTATTACCGTCTGGCAAAGGCAGAGCTGAACGTTCCGTTGCAGGCCACCGGCGAGTGGGTGTGCCCGGACTTAGCGGAGTTCTCGCCGTTGCTTGGAGAGTGGCAGTGGGAGGAACCCGTCACGGTTGAAGGTGAGTCCGTCACGATTTACGAACTCTCTGACGGTGACGGTATCATCTACCGGCACCTGCCAACGCTGGCACGCATAAACCACACTATCTTGCAGCTGGGCATTCTAGCCGCTACACAGGCATTCCGTAAGACTGTTCTGTCGAACCTTCCGAAGTACGACAACGCAGGGAACGAGATTCAGTACTCAGCAGATATGTTCGAGACCGCACCGGACGCGCTGTTGATGCTGCCCGACGGCGTGGATATTTGGGAGTCCTCCGCCACGGACTTGAACCCTATCCGCAACGTCGTGCTGGATAACATCAAGATTCTTGCCGCAGAGTCGAAAACGCCCCTCTACATCCTCTCCCCGGAGTCGTCCACGTCTTCGGCGGAGGGCGCATCCATGCAGAATGAGCCTCTGATATTCGACATTGAGTCCTTGGAGATGCGCATAACCTCTACGCTTCGCCGCCTGTTCGCCGACGCGATGCTGGCACGGGGAGACTCCGAGCGTGCGGACGCTACGAAGATAAACATAGATTGGGTGAACCCGAAGCGCCCTTCGGACGTTGAGCGCATGTCCGCCGTCCAGCTGGCTACCTCTGCAGGTGTACCTCTGACAGTGGCACTGCGTAAGTTCGGCGGGTTCTCTGCGCTGGATATTGCAGAGGTTGAGCGCATTCAAGGTAACCAGGCTCTACGCGATTTGGTAGTGGCTAACGCTACTGCACAGCAGAACCTCAACCAGCAAGCAGAGCAACAGCAGACCCCCGGCACGGAGGATACCGAACAAGGTAACACGGAACCCGACCCACGTAACCGTCAGGTATTGAACAACACCTCACCTGAAGCTAACCTGTCGAACCAGCGTAACGGTGGTGCTATCTAGTGGCTACCTCGGGATTCTATGGGAGGCTGTCAGACGCGCAGTCGAAGCGTAACAAGTCTCTGATTGAGGTCTTGGTGCAGTGGCTCTTCGCGCGTTGGCGCTCCGACCCACTGACAACTGCGTCCATACCCCGGCTTGTGGACGATACTGTGGAGAAGGTTCTAGAGACAATGGACGAGACCCGTGTTGATGCGGATGCGTTCTTGAAAGAAGCCTTGGAGGCGGAGGGGAAGAGATTCCCCAAGGACGTATCCCCGGCACGGGATGGCTCGTACCCGCGCAAGAACATTCTCCCTGAGGATGTGTGGGAGCGCCCGGTCAGTGAGTACAGGAATGCACGAAACAACGGAGACTCACACCAGGAAGCTATGCTCAAGACTCTAGCTCGCGTGCGCCAGTTAGCTGATGCTGATGTTCGCATGGCTAACCGTGAGCGAGCGGCACGGGTGTACGAAGCAGCATCCCCGCAAGGGGTTATCGGGTACCGGAGGATTATTCACCCTGAGTTGTCACGCACAGGTACCTGCGGCTTGTGTTTAGTAGCGGCCGACCGTCTGTACTCTACAAAGGAACTGTATCCGCTGCACGATAACTGCAAGTGCGAGACCTTGCCGGTGACAAACACGTCTGACCCCGGCCTGAAGCTGAACCGGGACGACCTAGATTACATCTACAGCGTTGCAGGTGGGAATACCGCCAGCAAGCTATCAAACACCCGCATTTCCGAGTACGTCTCTGGAGAGCGCGGGCCTACCCTGGCACGGCGTGTTGAGAAGTCCAAGAGCGGGCTTACACCGAACGACGAGAAGTACTCTCTGTCTGGGGAAGACGCAGAGCGGGCTTCCTACGTGCACTCTCCACGTGAAGAGCTGATAGATGCACAAGACGAGTTAGCCGCCCTGCGGCGCAAGCGTTCTAAGCCCCGGCGCATTCGAACATCTGTTCTAGAAGACCGCATCGCGTACTGGGAACGTCAAGCAAGGAAGTATTCCGCATGATTAGGCTGATTACAGGTCCCCCGGCAAGCGGGAAAAGTACATATGTTCGAGAACATTCCCGGCCGGGGGATGCTATTATAGACTTGGATTTACTGGATGGGGACGCTACGTTGCGTGCAGCTCTGGAAGAGAGCTTGCACCTGAAGGGTTCTCCCAAGGACGTTTGGGTTTGCCGAACGTTACCAGACCCCGCAGACCGAAAGGGTTTTGCGGAATATATAAAGGCCGACTCAGTTATCACGCTTGATGACGCTTCGGAAGAAGAGCTTCACGCGCGACTGGACGGCTCACCAGATGCAGAACCCCGGCACGAAGGTATACGCCGGTGGTTCGCACTCAACCCCCGGAATGGGGAAGAAAGGAATACGGGTATGCCACAGGAAACTCTGTCTGCGAACGTCTCCGAAGGAGAGACTCCAGACGGCGAGAACCTAGTAGCCGAAACGGCTGTGCAGGATTCAACATCTACCCCGGCAAGCCAAGAGGACCTGCAAGCTAAGGTTGAAGAACTGCAAGCGCAGGTTGAACAGTGGAAGTCTCACTCTCGTACCTGGGAGAACCGCGCCAAGAGCCACAAGTCCGATGGGTCAGAAGGTGCGGACGATTCCGTTCTGCAACGTCTCGAAGCGTTGCAGTCGGAGTTCAGCGAGTACAAAACCACAGCAGCCGTCAAGATTGCGGAGTCGAAGATTCAAGCCGGCCTGAGTGCGAACGGGCTATCGAATTTGCAAAGTGCGTTCGATAGTTTGGGTGCCGCGTCGTTCTTAGATTCGGAAGGTAACTTCGACCAGAGCAAGTTCGACGGGATTCTGGAGACGTTCCGGGAGCAGATGAAACCAAAGGCTTCTAGTATTCCATCCCTGTCAGGAGCATCGAACTCAGGAGATGCTTCAAACAATAGCTTCGCCTCCGGTGCCGCCGCAGTGCGAGCTAGGTTCAATAAGAAATAGAGAGGTTCACAGTGCCTAATCTTCACAGCACTTCTATTAACCGCAACCTCCCCAATTGGTTGTCTGGTGAGACCGCTTCGATTGAGGCTCAGTCGCTCACCCTCGACGCTGCGGACTTTGCGGAAGTCATCAAGAAATATAACGGAGTACCCACCGGGTACCCCCTCACAGTCGAAGCCAACAAGGTAAAACCTGCAACCGCAGACCCCTCGGGCTTCCTTCTGTTCGACCACAGCAACACCTCCGGCATCGAGCAGGTGGCAGTTGTTGTCAAGGGTATTATTATTCTCAAGCGTCTGCCCAAGCTGGCATCCGGCTCTGCACTGGCGAAGCCCGCAGATAGCAACCACTTTATCTACATGGAGGGCGCTAACTAATGACTACTTATGATTTAGACCAGATTCACACCCCGGAGTACCTGACCGGATTCGCAACCGAGTTCTACAAGAGCCTGCAAGAGCAGGAGATTGCACAGAACTCTCTCCAGCTGTACTTCCCTGACCGTTACGTCGAAGGCATTGACCTGAACACCCGTGACCTGAAGGTCACCCGCCCCGTCATGGCGTTCAACCGCGCGTGGGACGCAGAACCCAGCCGAGGTACTAACCCTCCAGTCAAGATTGTTCGCTTCGAGAACATCCCTCTGACTCAGAAGTACACCATCGGCGAGAAGGACCAGCTGCGTGCGCGCATCCAGTCCAACGACATTATCCGCCAGTCTATCGAGAACAAGGTTATGCAGGGCGTTGAGTCTATTGCTGACCGTCTTGAGTACCAGCGCGGACAGACCCTCAACAAGGCTAAGTTCCTAGTTGAGACTGAGACCGGCGGCGTGACTGAGGATGTGTGGGGACGCTCGGCTGAGGCTGACGTTACCGCAGCTGCGAAGTTCGACGCAGCAGGTACTAACATCCTGAATGAGCTTGTTAAGTACCGCCAGGCATACCACAAGCTCAACGGCTTCTACCCCGGCGCGATGGTTATGTCCACCCGCGTGTTCATGGCTATTCAGACCAGCACTCAGTTCGCTACTAAGATTGGTGATGGCTACCGTCCGGCTACTCTGGAAGACGTGAACGGTATCTTGGCAGGCCAGCGCTTGCCGCAGATTACCATCTATGACCGTCAGGTGAACACCTACGATGGGCCTGTGGATGTTCTGGACAGCGACAGCATCTTCCTGCTTCCGCCTGCAGGTAACCGTATCCTCGGCGAGACTGTGTTCTCCCGTACCGTGACTGCGGTAAACCTCGGCTGGACTGGCGTAAACGGCCAGGGTATCGTTGCCAATATCGTTCAGCGTCCTAACGTTGCATCTCTGCGTGACGTGGTTGTGGACTCGGTGGCTATGCCTGCCCTGTACAGCCCGGACGCTGCGTTCAAGGTAAAGGTTCTGTAACCCACACGACGAATAGGAGAAGAACATGTTCACTAAGGCATCCACGTATATTCATAATGAGTCTGGCGAAGTCCAGTTCCTACCCGAAGGGAGTGAGCTTAGCGACCATGTTCTCTCCCAGGTTGATAACCATGAGGTTACCGGCCTCTTCGTAGAGGAACCTGCAGAGGAAAAGAAAACCCCGGCACGTAAGAACGCCCGTTCGCGCGCTGGAAGCAAGTAAGGAATATACCCCGTGAGTATGGAAATCACTGTTGAAGATGTGTACACCGCACTAGACGGTGATGTCGTAGACCGCTCTGAAAAATTCATCGCGTCTAAGATTGAGGAAGCCCTCGCCATGCTCGCGGGGTATTGCCCTCGCTTGGCAAACATCATTGCTGGCAAGGAAGAGCCGGACAAACTGACAGCAGTGCGAATTCGTGCCGTTGTCGTATCCGCCGTCATGCGAGTTGCGAAGGATGACCGCTCGGGGTACGTCTCCGAGAAAGAGTCCGCGTATGAGATTCAGATTGACCGTGTGGCGCAGTCCCCGAACATCTGGTTCACCGATAAGGAACTAGAGGGTCTTGGATGTAAGACTCAAGGTTCTTTTGTAGGGTCTGTCAAAATGTCACCAGACCCGACCTTTACATCCTCACCCACTACGGGGTGGTATGAAGGGTGGTTCTGCGGATGACGCTAGTATCCAACCCCCGGCACGTCGTAGAGATTTACCCTGCGCACAGCGTGCTCAAACCTGACGGTATGTTCGCTATCGAGTACCGTCAGGAACCACTGGTGGTTCGCTGTAACTTCCAGCCCATCGCCTCTGATAACCTCTCTCGAACATCCTCTGTTCGAGAAGAGTACTATGGCACGAAATTATCCACGACCGGCGCTCTAACAGCTCCCCCCGGCACGTTCGATAGACTGCGGGAGTCTCTGCCAGAGGAATACCGAGACGAGTTCCCTGTGAACTCGGTTGTCGTTTACACGCCGGGTAAGTACACCCGGCAAGCGGGTATGAAACCACAGCCTACGTCCTCGAAGCCGTACTATTACACCATCAACGCCCGTGAGGTCGTCTTTCGAATGGGTGTTCGAACACAGCACGATAAGGTTGCTATCACTCGCGGCAATGAGCGAGAGTTATCGGGGGTGCCTCATGGGTGATGGGATTGAACTGTACCGCACGAACTCCAAGCGCGCCGCGTCGTTGGTATCTACCAGGACTCGCGCGCTTGACCGAGTCGCGGAGGCCATCAAGAACGACGCTAAAGCAGCAGCGGAACCGTACCGAAAGTCTACGTCAGACTCGTATGTGGACCACTTCGGCGTGAAGCGAAGCCTTTATAAGGGCCCCCAACAGTATCCGAACATCCCTGTGTGGGATAGGGTTGTCTTCAACGATGACCCCGCTGCGCACATCATCGAGCTTGGTATCGCCACGAATGAGATTCAGTTCTCTAATGGACGTAGTCAGAAGGTAACCCGCTTCCAGCGTGGGCACTTCTTCCTAGTTGGCGCGGCGGCTAAGGCAGTATCGTTGCACGCTCTGTCCCGCCCCATGCCAGCGCTCAAGAAGTCCAACTGGAATGAGTTCCGGGCGAACGCAGCGATTGACCGCTCAGGTTCGCGTGGAACCCGGCATGGAGGTTAGTAATGGAAACAGCACTGAACTTATCCGAGATTATGCAGAGTACGCTATCCGAGTTCGCGCCGGGGCATGTTATCCAGAACGTACCCCCGCAGAGACTCCCGGCATGGTGGATTCAGCATCATGTCATGTGGGCAACGTACACGCCGGTGAACGCTGAGGGCACCCTATGGAAGCTGATGATGAACATACGTCTTCGGGTATTCTCCCCTCGCACCGGCAAGATTGCTGACGTGTCCGCTGATAGTCTTGCTATGAAAGCACATTCGTATATCCAGAAGTGTACCGAAGTAGGCAAGGAAGTATCTGGTGTGGTATTGAGAGGGTATACTCTTACTCAGGTACCCAATACAGAGTTTCAGGTAGCCGCCATCACGACGGTTGCCGGAGAGCAGTCCGACAGCACCCTAACACTGACTGCATTCGCGCCACGGGATGTCCTGTTCGGCGCGCCTAATATGGAAGAGCCTTCGCAGGCACTACGTGAACTAGGAGTTCTTTAATATGGCAAAGCCCATTGAATATAACCCGAGTGAAGTCCTTGTTGCGGACTTTGTTACGGTGCTGGCACCTAAGACCGGCACCTTCGCGCCTCCCCCGAAGGGCGCGGTCAGCAAGTTCAAAGCTGATGACAGCACCACCTATCCCGAAGGCTGGGCACCTATCGGTCTGACCTCTGCGGAGACCTTGCCGACCTTCTCGTCTGACGGCGGCGATGCTACCGTTATCGACACCGCTGAGGTTGCAGCTGTTCGTAACATTCTTGGTAACGTCACTACCAAGTTCGAGTTCACGCTGCACACCTTCAACAAGCGTGTTCTCCAGCTGACTCAGGGCGGTAATGACCCCGCAACTATGGAAGAGACCGAAGCAGAGCTTATCCAGTGGTCCGGCGGCAAGCCTCGTACCGTGAACACTTCGCTGTTGTTCATCCGTGCGGACTCCGAGATGACTGTGTTCGACTACATGCCGAACGCACAGCTTTCGGCTAATGGCCGTGGTGAGACCTCTAAGGGCGCTCTCGTTCCTATCCCCGTCACGGCAACCGTGCTCGCACCTACCGCAGAGCAGGTTACCGCCGGTGCGAAGGACGCTATCGCTACCATCGTTCCGAAGAAGAAAGCAGCTGCCCCTGCTGCGGCGGTTGCAGGTCAGCCTGCCGCTGGAGGACCCGGTGCTCGCGTCGGAGGCTAAAGCTAGTACATAGCTCACATGCTATACTGTGCCTGTGGCTCTTATGGAGTCACAGGCACTTTTGTATTTTCGAGAGGAAATGAAATTGACTAACACCCCAAAGAACTCCGGCAAAACCCCGGGTCTGGTTTTCGGAGCTGATGGACGCGCTATTCCTGTAGCCGCAGAGTTTGCGCCGGATGCAGACAAATACAACGCTGCATTGGATAAGCTACAGCAGGAAGCCACCCCTACAATGGCACAGCCCAACGCTACTAACGAAACTCCCGCCACGGTAGCAGAGCCTACCGGAGCCAGTGAAGACAACGCAGAGTTCCCCGACCCGCGTACCAGCCCGCTTTACCGTCTCGTAGTGCCGCTCGAAACCATTCGCGGCACGGACGCTCTTCAACTTCTATCAGAAACTATGTCTATCTGGGAGGCGGTAGAGAGCGAAAACCGTGAGGATAACCCGGGCATTGACCTAGCCGGTACTCGCGCCATCCTGCGTTCCTTCGAGTCCCTTGTCGTTCCGCCCCAGAACCAGCAGGAGTGGGCTAAGTACGACACCCTACAGGGCATCGGCGACATGATTAGCTTCGTCATGGGCTACATCGGTGAACTGGGAAACGCCGCGCGCTCTTTGAATATTTAGTTCAACAGCCTGTTATTTGCGCAGACTTCATAGCGCTATATCACTATGACCCTCTGCGTGAGTGGGCAAGCCGGGATAGTAAGGTATCTAAAGCCTTGTTGTCCCGGCTTGCCTTTGAAGAGCGTAGTTTATACAGGCACCAGATGCCAGAGCCAGACCCCGAAGATACCATGACACAGGACGCGAACCCGAAGGATGCATGGTTCGGGTACTCCCGGCTTGAGATGAAACTCAAGTTCATAGCGGATTCGCTGACAATGTTTAAGAACCTATACATCTCGGCGAACTCAGGGAAGGACGCTACGGAACCAGAGTTCGTAGAGTACCCTTCGCCGTATAATGATAAGGGTAAGCCGAAGCATAGCTTCTCTAAGGAAGAAGTACAGCGGGCTATGGAGCAACAAGCATTAGCTATGGAAGCGGTCGCCGGGGTTGTAGACTGGGCCGCTTTGTTCGCAGGAGAAGACGAGCAAAGCCCTGAGGATGAAGACGCGCCCCCCGGCGAGAGCGCAGAGAAATAGGAAGGTGACCCTTGGCGGCAGGAAGTTTTGAAGCCGGGCGCGTACATATACGTGTTCTCCCTGATGCGGAGAATTTTAACCAGAAACTTCGCCCTACCCTTGAGAAGGCGAAGAAACAGGCGGAACGTATCATGCATATCCGGGTTACCCCGGAGCTTGACCGTTCCGCTTTGGAGCGCCTAAAACAGCAGCTTCGGCAGCTTGATACTAAGGTATCCGTCAAGGCTGACGTAGACACGAAGAACGTTGGTGCGAAGCTCAAGGAAGCTACCCGCAACGTCAAAGACGTAAAAATAAAAGCTGACGTTGATACCAAGCGCGTTCGTAAGCAGGTCAAAGAGTCTGTAGAGCGCGAGCAGCCCGTCGTGAAGCCGAAGCTAGATACCCGCGAGCAGCTGCAACGCTTCAAGGATGCGTTCAAGTATCACTTCGAGATTCCTAACGTCAAGGTAAACTCCGCCAAGACGGTACACCAGCTTCATGACGACATAGTCAATGGCTTAGCGAAGTCTGAAATAAAGGTACCACTCAAGCTGGACGATAACGTTTTCAATCGCCAGCACAAGGACCTGATTGAGCGACTTCGCCAGACACCACACATCCCCGCTGTGCAGGTTGGCGCGGGCTTCAACCGCTCTATGTTCCGTGAGGCTACCCAGGGCTTCAAAGATTTCAACCAGGAAATCGAGCGTAGCGCTAACCGCTCGGAGCGGCGTATGCGCACAATGTCTGAGCGTATCCGTGACATTGCCGACAATATGGTGAACAAGTTCCATCATATTGTCGATGGGCAATTCGAGATTGAAGACTCTCAGGATGTCACCAAGGAGTTCTTCGACCGGCTCGAACGCGATATGGGGCGCATCAAAGAACACCCCATCCAGCTCAAAGACTTGGTTGTCTCCGGGGACTCTGACCCTCTCAAGCCCCTGCACAAGTCTTTAGACCAACACATCAAAGACCTAAAGCGCATGGCAGACGCTACTCGCGGCGTGCGCTCTCAAGCGGAGAACTTCAAGCGGTACCGCAAGGAACTGCAAGAGATTACGCGCGTGCAGAACCTCTTCACGCGCGGCTCGAAAGACCTGCTGAAACTGGACTTCTCTCGCCCGTTTGAGGGGTACCGCTCCGGTTTGAAGCCCATGCGCCAGTGGATTTCCGAGCTTAAACGCGCCGAAGTTCTGCTCGCCCGGCAAGAGTCCCGCTACCGCGCGCTCGGGGATACCAACGGTATCCGCCGTATGCAGACCGAGATGCGCAAGGTCGGCCAGCAGATAGCTGAGAACGAGAAGCTGATGAAGGTGTTCGACAAGAGCATGTCGGACATATTCAACCGTAAACGTAAGCTGCACCTGTTTGACGACTTCAAGGCGGACGCGAAGGATTCTATCGAACAGCTTCGCCGCAACGTTGAGTTGGCAGAACGTCTTCAAGAGAGCTTCGCGAACAAGCACGGCAAGGCCGTCTCGGTAGGCAACTCTTCTGAGATTGACCGCTGGGCAGATGCGTTCGAACGAGCCGGGTTGAAAGTTCATCAGCTACGAGAGCGCCTTCAAAACCTTGAGCGTGCGCGAGAGAAGTTCACGAACCGAGCCGCCGTTGAGCGGTTCAAGGATGCGTTCAACGTAGACCACCTCAAGAACGATTCGTTCTTCCGGGACAAGCACCCCCTGCGCGTAGAGGTAGACCTAGATACAGCTCACGCGGAGCACAAACTAGACGAGTTGGACGATGACCGCGAGGTCACCATCAATGCTGACGCGGATACTGGCCGCGCACGCATGAAGCTGGCGACTCTAACTCGCCCCCGGCACGTGCTTATCTCACCCAAACTTGATAAGGCCGCCACCGCTAAGGTTCTCACTGCCCTGGCGGCTATCTCGGGTGCCCGTGCTACATGGGATTTCACGAAGAAGTTCTCGGACTTCACGAAAGACCTGGATAAGAACCTCACGAAGATTATCAAGCTCGGGTCTATCATATCGACGGTATCAGCCAGCGTTTTGTCGCTGACTAGCCACATCTTTGCCCTCGGCTCGTCGTTAGTATCCATTGCGCCTTCAGCATTTGCTATCCCCGGCATCCTCACGGGTATCGGCGTGGCGGCGTTTGCTTCGGTGAATGCCCTCAAGCAGTGGAACGACCGCATGAAGGACGTGAACGATAGGCTTACCGACCTCAACAACAGGGGTGCGGATAAGTTCTGGGAGCGTTTCGAGACCCCTATGCGGAATTTCATTGATTCCGTATTCCCTGCATGGGAAAAGGGGATGCTGGAGATTTCCGAAGCTACTGGGGATTTCTTCGGTAAGGCCGCTACCGCCGCGCAGAACTTCGCCAACCAGGGCGGGTTCGCAAGTATATTCGATTCCGCCGCTGAGGGTATCCGCCGTATGGGTGAGGGCATGGGTCCTTTGACTGAGGGTCTTCTGCGGTTCATCGACATCGGAGCGAAGTTCTTCCCTCGCTTCGGGGACTGGTTCACCGACATGGCGAACAAGTTCAATGATTGGACTAAGAATGCGGACATCTCTGGCGCGATTGATAAGGGTGTCTTCGCTCTGAAAGAGTTCTGGCGTGCCGGTCAAGCCGCCGTGGGTATCTTGGTGAATATCGCTAAGGCCGCACAGGAAGCAGGCGGCGCGTCTCTGACAGACTTTGCTAATGCCTTAGAGAAGGTACGAGATAACCTGGCATCCGTGGAGTCTCAGTGGACTATGGTTACTCTGTTCCAGGGTGCTAACGACGCTCTGAAGAACCTCGGCCCCGCGTTTGAGTACATCGGCAAGGCCCTGCATGATACTGCGGAGACCGTAGCCTACGTCATGGGCAAAATCTCTGAGACTATCTCCTCTTGGGTAAAGCTCGTCACGGAAGCAGTATCGACTCCCGCGTTCCAGACGGGTATCAAGGATGCCGTTGATGGTATCTCCAAGGGTATGGAGACTCTGTCTGAGCACTCCGGCCCGCTTGGTGAGATTCTAGGCTCTCTAGCAAGCATCATTGGGAACATGGCGGAAAACTTCTTGCCGGTGTTCGGTGCAGCTCTCGATGCACTGGCACCCATCTTCAATGGCTTGAAAGAAGCCCTGGATGCTGTGGTACCCATCCTGGCTGAAACCCTCAAGAATGCTATCGAGTGGTTAGGGCAGAACATCGGTCCCCTCGTCGAACAGTTCGGCGCTTGGGCACAGCAGAACCCAGAGCTCGCCACGGCGCTGTTCGTGGTTGTCGCCGCCGTAGCGGCGTTGGTCGCCGCGATAGGTCCAATTGCAGGTCTTCTCACCGGCATCGGCGGGGCTATCTCTGGCATTAGTTCTCTCGCCGGGGGTGTGTCGGGTGTTGTTGCGGCGTTCGGTGCAGGCGGCACGCTTGAAGCTGTGGGTGCTGCTATTGCCGCAGCAGCAGGCCCCGTCGCGTTGGTTGTCGCCGCACTGTTGGCGGTAGTTGGCGTTATCGTATACCTGTACAACACTTCGGAAGAGTTCAGGAACAACTTCGACCAGCTCGGCCAGTCCATCACTAACTTCTTCCAGCCTATCGCCGACACGATTCAGAACGATATAGCACCCGCTATCGGCGAGGCGTTCAAGTCCATTGGTGAGGGATTCACTAACCTGATGAATGACTTGGAGCCATTGGCTTCGGCTATCACTAACTTGGTGAACGGGATTATCCAGATAGCCACCCCACTAGTGTCGTTCTTCGTAAGCCAATTTGGTCCAGTTATCGGGGACGCTATAAAGTTCCTGGGGCAAACCATAGGTATCGTGTTCGATGGTATCGGTGCCGCGCTCAACGTATTCGGTCACCTTGTCTCCGCCGCCATGAAGCTCGTGACGGGGGACTTTGAGGGAGCCGGCAAGGAGGTTGAGCAAATATGGAACCGTATCGGTCAGTTCTTATCAGACACATGGAACAAAATCATTGAAGGTGTCAAGGGCTGGATTAGCGGGATTCTTGACCGCATGGACGAGTTCGCCCCACAGATTCTCGGTATTTCCAAAGAAACCTGGCAGAACGTGAAGGCCGCCATCAAGAACAAGATTGACGAGACACTGGACTTCATCAAGAACTTCCCCCGGAACATCATCAACTTCTTCCAGAACATTGACCTGTCCCGCTCTGGTGAGGCTCTTATCAACGGCTTCAAACAAGGCATCGCGAATGCCTTCAACGGTTTGAAGGGATTCGTCAAGGACTCCCTTGAAAACGTCCGTAGGCTGTTCCCGTTCTCCCCGGCGAAGGAAGGCCCGTTCTCCGGCAAGGGGTACACCACCTATTCCGGCCGGGCGTTGATGCGCGACTTCGGTACTGCCATTGCTGATGAAGCAAAGAACGTCAAGCATCAGACCGAGTCCGCGCTACAGTCGGTTCAAGGTGCGTTTGATGATGTTTCAGCCTCGGCACCTACGGCGAAGCTCGGACTAAGCACCGCACACGCCCTGGATGTTGATATGAACTCGCAGCTATCCACCGGCACGGCGGCGAAGACAATGGCTTCAGCACTCATGCAGGTCATGTCGGATAATGTAAAATTGTCTCTGGACCCGCGCAGTAACGAAGCCGTCTTGAACTTCAACGATAGTGGCCGTCGCTCTCTGCGCCGATAGGACAAACGTACCCCCTTCGAAAGGATTATGAGCGTGGCATCAAAAGATTTCCAGATGCAGCCGGTTGAGAAATTCAACCAGGATGGGTTGGCTTATGATGCCACGCTCATGATTGATGGCGGGCGTGCGTTCCCGATAGCGTTCAACGAGTCGGTTAGCGTGTCTGAGGCGCAGTCGAACCTTTCGTTCTTCACGTCCTCCCGTGGACGACGGCACGTAGCGTTCCGTGGTAAGACCCCCCGCTCATGGAGTATGAGTATGTCCATGCCGTGGGATTATGTGTCTATGCTGGCGACGTATGTGGATAGCCAACGTGCTCCCAGGTTCCTCATGACCCCGCACGCACGACGAAACAACTTCATGGGACCGGCTACAGAGGGCCCGACACTGTGGGTCGGAACCGTTGGGGGTTCTCAGAACAAAAGTTTTGGAACTCTCATTGAGAGCTCGTTTACCTCCCGCGACGGGTACTATATCCCAACATACTGGGCTGATGAACTTATAGGGTCTACCGTGTACGGTAACGAGACCTGGATTATCCCCGGCACGACGTGCCGGCTACGGGTGTTTGCTCGCGGTAAAGGAAGGATACATATCTGGGGCAAGAACGGTACACAGTTCACCGATAACCCCATATTCTCACTACCCATAGACTCTACCGATATGCGGGAGTACGTCTCCAGCCCATTCACTCTGCCCCAGGGGATAACGGGGATTGTAGATGCCTATGAACGTATGGACGAGTTCTCCCCCATACAGATGTGGATAGGAAACCACGTGCCGCCTATATCTCCCCGGCTAGGTGGGTGGGCAGTCATCAAAGATTTCTCGTACTCTACGGAACCCTTCGTTCGGCAGACCCTAGTTAAAGCCTCGTACACACTAGAGGAAGTTTGGTAAACCATGACCTTCATCGCTCGACGTACAAACGAATACTTACAGTGGCGGGGCAAAGAGTACCCTATCAGTAAGGTGAAAATAGAGCACGCCTTCCATCCGGTACCGTCTGATATATCCCCCTCTACACAGACGTACTTGCGTGTGAGCTTGAATATCGACCTAGCCCCGGAGAGTACCTCTGGATTTCCTTCACCCTTCACCGGCGCATACCCTCACCGGGGGGATACCGTCACGCTTTTACTGCAACAGTTTGACGACCGTATGCAACAGACGACAGGCCCCAACAAGAAGTGGTGGTTCGACCAGACCGTCAAGAAGATGGTCATGTTGGTGGACAATGTATCCTTCGGGGACGAAGCCGTCACGCTCTCTCTAACGCAACAGGTGGACGGGTTCTCTAATAAGATAAACTCCGACCCGAACTATCACTGGAGGAACCAGTTCTACGGGTGGCTAGTGGGTGAGAAAGAGAAGTTCTTTGAGGATAACCAAGCTCTTCGGTATACCAACCCGACCCCAGCTTACCAAATCGGAATAGCTCTTGCCGCCGCAGGATATACTTACGCACCCCCCGCCACGCCCACAACCATTCTGAGTATGCCCATCTTCGGGTCTTTGTGGACGAACCAGTGGGATAACCCGTGCTACGTACAAGACCCCCGTACCTGGAACGACATCGTCGGCCCTGAGGGTCAAATCGGAAACCTAGACAACGCCGACAATCTAGGACTAACCGTCGGCGGGTACTCCCGTAACGGTGTCGGAGCTTCAGGGGAGATTATTCAGTCTCGCTCTAATAGGGACACTAAGAAACCCCCCGCCCTGTGGTACGACCAGGGGGGTTCATGGGTAACAGAGGGTATCGTGAAGGTAGCCCAGACGCGCCGTGTGGCACCATACGGTTACCCCGCCGAGCACCGCCGGTCTGACATATTCGCGTCATGGATGATTCGGTGGGACCCTTCATACGCGCACATGAACAACCTGTACCAGGTTAAAATCATGACGGAGGATGCTTGTGGTGCATCCGTTCGCTGGGACGACTCCGGCAAGGTAGAGCTGTACTTCAACCAATACGAAGACAGGTTCCCTGAGTCTAAGGAAACCCGCGCTACCGTCATGTGGACGGGGCAGCTGCCTATGAACGTTAGCGCCCGTAAATCATCCGCCGTCCTAGAGCAGAACGGTAACTCAGTACGGTTCTATGCCGCATTCGGCGGCGGAACAGGTGTTGTAGACTCTGGATTCATACAGATGCCGCGTAACCTACACGCCGTGAGTGGGATAGAACGCAATCTCCCGGCCTGGGCTGAAGTATGGATTTTCAACGACGTGAAGAACGGGAATAAACTTCCCCGGTCTGGTGTTTGCGGGTTGCAAGTATCCGTTATACCAGATAATCAACCATACCGAGATAGGTTCCTGAACCAAGTTCGAACCAAGTACCAACAGTGGGAACCTAAGGTGAACCTAACAGCGGTAAACCGAATTATCAACCAGACGGCTATACCCTCTATCAGGAACCGTACAAGTGGTGAGGTGCTGAAAGACCTCTGTGAAGCACTAGCTATCAGCTGGTGGATTGACGCTGACGGGGTTGCTCAGGTGTGTCCGTTGGAGTTCCTTGTCAGTGGTTCTCGCGGCGTGTACAAGGAACTTGACCCATCATACGACATTGGCGCGTTCGGTATAGACACAGACTTGACGCAGACCTGCTCACGCATTGAGGTGGAGTACTCGGACTGGGCTATTTCGCAGACCCGTAAAACGCAGATTGATGTGTGGAAGAAGGGTGGCTCGATAGCTATTGGCGATACTCTGGAAGATTTTGTCCAGCCAGAGGAGGATACCGAATGGCTTGACTTGGATACTTCTGTGGAAGACCAGGGCGCTAGGAATTGGTCTTGGATTTCTGATAACAACGGCTCGTTCTATGGCGGTAGTACTATTGTCACAACCCAAATTAAACGTGACTATGTCAATACCCCCGGCCAGTGGGAAGACCGTCTAGCGGCGACGATAGATTGCCAGGTAGTTGCACTGTCCCCGTGGGTTACTAAGCTAACACAACGCGCAATCTCCGGCACGTTCCAGAACAGCGAGACGGATTCCTTGAAAAGGACGACGGCTAAGGACATTCAATTACGAACTTCACAGTATGATTTCCGGCCCGGTTCTAAAACCACGAACCCCCTCTTGATAGGGGTGAATGTTCCGGACATTGAACTGCCTGTTATCCGTGCTCGGGGTACCATGAAGCGCGTCAAGCAGAAGTATACGGTATCCGGCGGCACCCCTAATGCTCGTACTCTAACCCTAGAGGGGTGGGACTTCATCGACAATAGAGGGTTCGCAAAGGAAGTAATTGATGTGCTCTCGAAGTATGTTCTAGATGCCCAGCCGCATTTCACTAACCTTGAGGTACCATATGACCTGTCGATAGTTCTCGGCTCGGCTGTCACCATCAACGGCATGAACTCCCTCGGCAAGGAGAATGTGTTCGGGGCTATCGTCAAGGGTGTAATCTGCGGTCTTGTTCACTCCCCAGATGACAACACTTCATCCCTGACGGTCTGGGTGTTCAGCTACGACCAGACGACGCAGACGTGGGAGACCGTGGAAGCTAACAACGAGTCTGGTAAGCGAACCTGGCAGCAGCTCGAAGATACCCGCCAGCGCCAGGGCACAACGTGGGATAAAGCAGAGAAGAACCCGCTACTCTAGGAGGAAAACTTATGGGACAGACCGCTACGTGGAACGTCTACTACGATAACCCTAACGACATCGCTAAGGGCCGACAGCAGGCGCAAAAGCTCGCCGAGTCTGCGGATTCGGCGATAACCCGCTGCCGTGCTGAGGCGTTCACCAACGCGGGGGAACAGCGAGCGCAGGCTATTAGCACTGCCAATACGTACACCGACCGTCAGGTGCTTGCTGCCAAGGTGGAGCGGAACACTCAGCTCGACTTGGTGAACAATAAGATTGAAGACACGAAGACTGACCTTCAGGGATTCGTTCGCACGGAGATTGACAAGCGAGCCGCCGTGCCGTTGGGTCCAGACCGCACGTGGTACACCTACGTGGACGCTGCTACCCTCCCGGCGTGGCCGCTCGCCTCTGCGCCGAACAACAGCATTATCTTCTTGTATGCCATCAACTCCGGCACGGCATGGAATGTTGCTGTTGAAGCGGGGCAGTTCTACGTTTTCAACAAGGACGCGAAAGGCGGCACTCACTACGCGCAGATTTCTAACCCATACTCGCTAACGCGCGTCGTGCCGTTTGCGAATGATGTGGTTACGTTCTTCACCGCTGAAAGCTCAAGCACGAAGAAGGTTCACGAGCGATTAGCTGAGGCAGAGGCTACCATAGCAGGGCTGAAAGCTGAGATTACAGAGCTAAAAACTGGGCTTGCAGAATTGAAGAAAAAGCAGGCTTAATTCCCCGGTAGAATGGGAGTGTACTACAGAAGTACACTCCCACTTTTCTACATATAGGAGGTACCAAGTGGCCGAACAGCCGCTCGTTTCTCACATGCCGGCGCCCGTTGGCGCGGTTGTTGTATCCGGTGGCCTGTCTCGTTCTGAGATTGAGTCCATCGTAGAGAGCAAGCTCAACTCCCGCCCCACCCCGTCCGGTGGTGTGAGTGAGGATAAGGTGAACCAGCTTATTCGCTCTGCTATTGCACAGCTTCCCCCGTCGCAGAGCGGTGTATCTGAGCAGCAGGTGAACTCCATTGTCCAGGCTGCGATTTCTAAGATTCCCTCCCCGAAGGAGGGTCTCTCTGAGTCTCAGGTGAATGGCCTTATCTCCGCCGCGATAGCTGCCCTGCCTGCCCCGAAGGAAGGTGTGACGGAGGAGAAGGTAAACTCCCTGATT